ATGGGCTTTTGGCGGTTTTGTTTTGGCATCATCTTCCACTTTATATAATGTGATTATCAGCCATCCACTTTTCCAGCTTCTCCTCTTTGGTCATTACCTTATATCCCGTCGGCGTATATATTACACCCGTCTTCCCTTCGCGTATCTGTATAACCAAGGATTTTACAAGTCTCTCTTTTAAGGGTTTCCCACCCTTGCCTTTGATACCCCCTCGCATCAACCCCTCAACTAATCCGTCTATTTGACTGTTGTAGGGTTTGTTGTATAAGTACGACCGAACTGCATCTAATACTTTCTGTTCATCAAGCCCCAACCTAGATACGACCCAGTCATAATTTGTAACCATGTCGTTATAATTCGTTGAACTTCGGTCCTTGATAAATTCGGGGTGCGGAACTTCCTTACATCCAAGAGTATTGTAGAACTCTGGTAACGTTTTTCTCGCAACAAACTCATTGGCAAGCTCCATGAATGACCTTTGTAATTTAGTCTTGCAAAATATTGCGTGCTGAAATTTTCCACCAGCCCATGTCGTCTTATTCCTATTGTGCGTGATTTCATGCCAAAGTGTTGCCAACGCGTCAGCTTCCGATATTGTAATATCCTGCGACCTTTCTTGCCCAATCTTAGAAAGAGCGGACATAACACCTTCTAATCTTATCTTTTGCAACTTTATCCTGCCGTCCAAGGTTGTAGAGCCATTATTCGCGCGGTCGGTTTCGACTGTCAAAACCAAATCACCATGCTCGAACCACTTTTCCGACAATCCAGCATTTATTTGTCTGAACGTTTCGTTTATTTCTTCATTTGTTGAGTATTGTTTTTTTACAGCAGGATGTATACCTGCATCTTTTACTACACCCTGACTTATTAGGCTGTCAATCTTCTGCCTTTCTTCTTGGATTTGTTTAATGTTGCCATTTTTAATAGCTTCTTGCAGGCGCGAAATGTCAATGTCGGCATTTTTTTCGGCGTCTTTTATCAACTTGACACCCAAAGATGTAATGGTACGCTTTCTTCTTGCAAGAACCAACGCTTCCTTGCGTACCGCCTCCCAATCTGCACGTTTATATGCACTCTTCAAAGCAGAATAATGACTATCGGGGTAATCCTTAAAATCCTTAATGTATGCTTCCGCAGCCCGTATAGACTTCGTGCGATAGCGCATCCTGCGTCTTATTGCGTCTGCCTGCTCTGGCGTGCGTGCCTCGTGTCGTTTCTTAGCGATTTCTATCGGGGTAAGGGATTTTGATTGCGGATTGATGATGTCGTCAACCTTGGCGGCATTATTCTTGATGAAATACGGCTCTTTCCCACTCTTGCGCACCACATGTATCTTCTCCTTGTTGTCGCTGACCCACGACTTGAAGTTGTCGGGGCATTCGGTTATGCGCTTCCCCTTAGGGGTGTATGTTTCGCCCTTTAACTTGGCGCGGAAGACCTTTCGCTGCTCCTCCCAATCGACCAAGATGGGTGTGCAGACGCAAAAACACTGCGGATGCCACCCGTCAAATATAAAGTCCTTGGGGTAATCGCCCTCCAAATCGTCGCAGATGTCCCTCTTGGGATGGTTACGTGACAACTCGATGTGTTGCCCCAACACGAATTCCATATTCTGCCATCGCTGATGGTCGGCCTGCCGATATGCCATATTCGTTTCCGTGCGCGCTACGCGCATAGCATTCTTGGCGGAGGACTTATATACGCCTGCTCCCGTCTTGTAGCTGTCACGGTCGTAATCAACCCATCGGTACTTGCCCGTAGATTCGTCCTTGACACGCTTTTTCCACTTCCTGCCGTACACGGGCACTTTCGTTATCTCGCCCGTGTCCTTGTCCACCACCTCTTTTTCTCCAGCCTTGTACCGAAATCTGCGGAACATCAACTCGGGGTCATTGAGGTACTCTCGCACCTTGCGCGACATAGAACTAGCACTATCACCTTCACCGATGGCAACCGTCATGGCCACCTCCATTTCTTCGCGCAACTGCTTAACGGACTTCCACACCCTATCGGACAATCCCAGCCCCTTGTCTGCACGATTGGTGAAAGCGTCACGTGCAGAAGTGTTCCTGTCGACCCATGCCGAGAACTCGGGGCTGGACAACACTTTCTTGCCGAAAAGCGAAGCGATGAACTTGTCGCACTCCACGTTGGCCTCCTCCCATTCAAGGTTGATGCCGTTACGGATAGCTGTTGTGACAGTTGATGCTAGACGACGAAGCAGCATCTCGACTTCTTTCTGCATCTTGTCATTTGTCCCGTCAAACGAGTACATTACGCCCTCTTCTAGCTTGGGCATGGACTTGTTGAGTGCGAGGATGTCATTCACCGTCTTGGCGAACAACAATCTCACCCTCTCTGCGTACGCTTCCGTCCTTTGGATGCGCAGCACCGCTGACTTCTTCTTGTCAGAAAGTTGTTGTTTTTTGTCCATAGGGATGTGTCAATATGGATTATTCGTCCTCTCCCTCTTCTCCTGCGTTAGCCGTGCCTGCACCACCGTCTTCACCGCCTCCAAAAATATTCTCCTGCATCTTCCTACGTTCCTCGGCCTCGGCTTGTATGCGCTCAATCTCGCGGTGCGTGTCCTTGATGAGCGGGTTAAGTTCGATGCCCGTCTCCGAGGACAGGATGCCAGCGTCAACGGCGCGAATAACGTTATTGAGCGCATCTGCCACATCGTCTCCGAACGGCTCTTGGAACTCATGTCCGACTTTCAACGCTTCACACTCCGTATGCAATCGGACATCAAGCACGTTGCCAATGATGGCGGTAACGAGTGATGCCGTGCGGTCTAGCAGTTCATCGTGCGTCTCCTTGTGTTTGGCCGCCTTGATGTCGGCAAGCATCATCACCGTACGCAGTGCCTTGCCTGACAGTTGGGACACTTGTTTAAGGGTGTCGGTGGTGATGTTGGGTGTGAATGTCTTCTGCAATATTTGGTTTTGCAGCCACTCGATTTCATCTTTCTTCGATTGCGGGGCATTGTCCCAAGTGAGGTACTTGGCTGCCTTGTCGACACCATCCTTACCGTTTGTGATAAGCAGTTTGCCAGCATCTTTCTTGTCGGGTACGTTCTTGATGATGTCCGCGTCCATGATGGCGATGGGGTCGGCAAAATAGTCGTTAGTGTCGGCCGTGCGTGACGCAATATGCTCTTCGCGGTGAATAAGTGTTTCCGCCCCTTTCCACTCCTTGTCCTGTTGAAAAAGAATGATTGGTATCTTACCGATTAGGTTTGGTTCTTTCAGCACATCCCAACCTAGCGACCGCTTGGCACAGCGGTATATGACATCCTTGGTGAAGATGTCGAAGTGATAGTTTACCTGCTCTTTCTCTTCCTTGACGTAATACCCCCATGCGATGGACAAGATATTTTCGTATTGGTCTCTGCGCACGAAGATTTCGTCCCCCTTAGACGCTGCCAACACGCGTATCTGCGCATCGGGATTGCCGTCATCACCCCTGAAAACGCGAAAGAGCATCGCGCTCTCGGTCTCCGCTCCTGCGATGCGCTTGCATTGCCTAATTTTGCTGTCAAAACGCAGCCTCTTCAACGTGTCTTGGAATGCCTTAAAGGCGTTGTCCGTACCCTCTGACAATTGCGTCCACTTGACGGGACGGCCATAGAGAAAGACGAGGGCAATCTCATTGATGAACGGCTGGTAGGGGATGGGCAGTTTCCATACCTTTTCAAGCCTTTTGAAATTGCCGTTCTTGTCGGTTACAATCTTATCCTCACGCTTCATAATCTGATGCGTGCTGACATCGTACTCCTGCACCGCCTCCACAATCGCGTCAAACCGATTGCTCATCTTGTCCTTGACCGCGGAAATGTCCTTGGCGGCAAGTAGCTGCTCGAACTCTTGGTTGCGTCCAATCAAGGCGTTCATGTAATTTCGAAATAAGTCAAACAATACCATGATATATCTATTTTATCGTTATTATAATCCAAACATCCCCTTGTCTAAGGCGTTGTAGTCTATATCCTCGTCCTCATCGTACAGGTCATTGATTGCATACCCCAGAATGTCTACGAACTCGTCATGGGGCATCGACGGGAAACCGCACACTTGGTTCAAGAAGTCTTCATTCCACGACCCCTCCACGATGTAGACGCGACCGCACTCGATGCGGGGCGAAACGACACGGAAACGCACCTCCTTGTCATCAGTAGGCGTGGGGGTCTCCTTGACATTTAGTGTGGAAATCTCGCGCAGCATCTGAACCACGCTAATGCCGTTAGCCTTTGGCTCAATGTGCAATATGCTTTCCCTATTACCCTCGTGTGCTGCGATGTAGTCGGGCAAAAAGCGCAATAGGTCGGGCATTTCTTTCCACACCTGCTGCGCGTCATAGAGGTATATGTTGTTGCGGATGCGGCACGCGGCCAATATTCCGCTTGGGTCGTTGTCCTGCCCCTTTTTCTTCTTGTTATACGCCGTGTCAAGGTAGAAGTGCATCGGCTCATTGAAGCGCATAGAGGTGAACTCCGCCATTGATATTCGCCTGAACCAATCACGCTTGACGATGTTACCACCCTCAATTGTCGGGTGCTGTTGGTATAGTGCCGAGAACTCACGCGGTGCACGCGCCTTTTGTTTCAAAAGTTTATTTAACGAGTGCCTGTTTTCCCACAAAGCCTCTCCTATATGTCGCGGTGAGCCGATGTCACCATCACCCTCTTGCTCACAGATTGCAGGGATGGACAGCACCGTCCAGTCTTGCGGTTCGGCCTTTAAGATACGTCCTGCTAGGTCGTCTTCGTGCCAGCGCGTCATGATGAACAGCTGCTTGGAATTGTTGTGCAAACGTGTGGACAAAACGGTATTGTACCAATCCCACACACGCTGCCGATAGGTCGTTGAGTTAGCCTCGTTGGCATCCTTGACGGGGTCGTCGATAATGGCGATGTCCACTGGTGTTCCTGTGAGAGAACCGCCTACGCCCACCGCCTTGTAAAAGCCTCGGTGGTTCACGGTCTCGAAGATATCGACATTACGAAGATAGCCTTTGATGTCGGTACGGATATTCGAGCCGTTTAGGTAGGTATTGGGGAATATTGCTTGGTATTCCTTGCTGTCTATCGTACGCTGTATGGAGCGCGAGAACTGCTCGGCAAGGTCGGCCGAGTAAGAACTACCGACAATCTTCAAGTCGGGGTCTCTACCCAATGCCCATGCAGGGAAATTACGCGAGATTATCTCCGAGTTATGGGTCGGGATGAAATGCTCGCCAACGAGGTACACCCCGCCCTCTACCTGAATGCAATTGCCAATACCCAATCCCTCTTTCCGCTCGATGCTTACGATAGCCCTGCGCCTATTGTTGACCAAACGGCCAATGCGTTTCCTCGGTACGGCCGTCGGGAAGTCCACCGTTGGATTGAAACATAGCTGGTAGACGGTTTGTTTCCCCTTGATGCCGCTACTTGACATTCTCGGCTCGAATGCCGTTATTGTGGGCATTTGTCCAAGCGACCTCAACACCAAAGCGGCATCATCGATAATTCGCTTGTTGGCATTGCTGATTGTCACACGTCCATTCTTGGGATACACATATCCGTCCGTGTCTATCAAGCCTGCTATCAGTTCCTTGCGGCAGTCAACAGAGTTAAAGATGTAGTCCTTGGGAATGTGCTTATTGTTTATGAGGCCGTAGGTGGAGAGTGGCAGTTGTTTGCCGAAATAATAATACTCAACGCCCGTGTCTTCCTGCGCCCAATGTGAGGTATGCTTATATGGGACATTGCTTATTATCTCCACATCGCCATTCCCGATTGTCAGTTGTGGTGCGCTACTCTTCCCGTCCCCCAGCCACGCTCCGAGCGTATATGGGTCTATCTTTACTTTTTGGGGGGCGAAATCAACACATGCGTTTGGTGCGATTTGAAATCGATGGCGACTGCCTCGCTTCCCCGCCGCACCCAATGTTAACTTCTGCCCTGCCATATATTTTGTTTCACAAGCGCACCACCGATGTTTGTTTATGTCGAATACCACCCACTCATGGTTTCCGTGACACTCTATCTTCTCTCCGTCTTTGAAGCCAACCACATACTGCGATTGTGTCTTTGGTGATACCGCCTGCACCATCACGGGGGAGCCGTCCGCGCCAAAGACGAGGTCTCCGCGCTTCAAGTCCCCGTGTCGTACAAACCCGTTAGGGGTTGGCACCAACGTGTCGTCGCTCAACTGTTTGCCATGCTGGGGAGGAATGAACACCATGAGGTTCTTTATCTTCCCCTCCAAAAGTGACTGACAACCCTCCGCGACAACTTTGTGAAACCACTCCATCTCATATTTGGGGTTGGCGTAGCCGAGGAAACATGAGAACTTGTTTGGGGCTTCGAGTTTTAGTTTCGCCTGCCTCAATTCCAACATTCTACGCCTTACCTCGACATTTCCATTTTTCATTCTCCTTGCGTTTCTTCCTTGTTTTCGTCTTCGACGTCAAACTTTCTCAATCGTTCCAGCTCCTTGTTGACCTCTTCAAGCGTCAAAGGTTTGTCGTCCTCCTGTTTCTTGATGGCGACATCCGCGCGCTGTTTGTTTTGATAGTGGTCGGGGTCAATATTGGTAAGCAGGAAGATGGCGGCGGCTACGTTAGGCTGGTAGTACACCGTCTTCTTCTTCATCTTCTTGATGGTAGCCTCGCCCTTGGCGTTTGGGATGTATTCTGTTTCTGTCTCTTCTCTGGAATACCCACGCGCCACCTCAAACAGTGAGGTGGACAATTCGTGCGAGGCCTTTTGCTTGAACACCTCTCGTGCCTTGGTTATGGCCTCCTTGAACTCTGGCTTGTCCATCCAATGGTAGAATGTCTTATTGTCGATTGAGAAGACCTTGCAGAAGTCCTTGAAGAGCGCACCCCCATACTCGATGAGGCCGTGTTCTTCAACCCATCTTGACATTTCATTGACTAGTGTCTTATTGTATTTTCCCATGTCGTTTCATTTTTATTGTCAACTCGGAATTATCGGGTTCAAATCGACGAGGCTCGACACTTGTAGCCGCTACTCGTCAATTGCCCAAGAGCTTTCTTCTGCTCAATTTCGCTTGAACACTCCACGATTATCTCATAGGTCGGTGAGGAACCATTGCCACCTCCATCGCTCGTGTCCTTGTCACTCTTGCTTCCGTTCTCACTGTCAAATATAGGCAGGTCAACCCCCCAACTTGTTAATTGAGCTTCGTCCCATTCATTGGCAAGCATATCCCAATCCCACTTGCCGAAGCTGCTGTTGTCAATGATGGAGTAAGCCTTGAGTTGTTCTATTGGCGTTTCTTTGGGGATGATTGCGCATGGTACTTTTTTATGTGGACTAGACAACCACCTTTCCCACTGTTCGCGCAACATGGTACGTTCTGCGGCCGTTCTTTGGGCATAGCCCGAGCAAAACCCCAAAGCTATATTTACCTTTGCAGGTGTTAATTTGGCAATTTCAGACAATGCACGATAACGCATGTTTCCCCCACAGACAATGTGGCGACCGTTATCAAGCGGATAGACCATCAATCCACGTAAATAAAGCATTTGGGGATTTAGCAAGACACTTTGCTTCAACATCTCCACTTTCTCCTTGGTGATGTCGCGCGGGTTTGAGGGCAATCCCTCCAACTGCCCTAAATTCGGTTCAATGTCTGACAGCGCGAGCAAAGCATGTCTTGCGTCCACATTTTTTTGTTTATCTTCCAACCTCTTCATATTCACGAAAGTTCTCGTAGTTTATCAAATCACAAATATACGAAAAAGAGTACCCAATAGGTACTCTTTCTTTGCAAATTAACAAAATTCAACGCAAATAATCGTTGATTTCGTTGATAAAGTCTTCAAGTGAGCGGCAGATGGCATACTTATACCCTGCCCATTCAAGCTGCCTCTGCATAATCTTCTGCGATGGTTGCTGCCTGCCTGTCTTTGTCTTCATTTCAACGAATAGGGCGTGATGCCCTTTTGACGGGAAACAGAGTATCAAGTCGGGAAATCCTCGTCGTGTACCCATCCGCTTGAACTCCATCGCCTCGAATCGAGTGCGCTTGCCTCCATTGGGTGAATGATGGAGTAGGAGGGCGAGTTTTGGATATTGCAGGCTGAACCAATTCACGCAAGCTATCTGTATGCGGTCTTCTTCGTGTCTCATAACGCGCCATGTTTAGTTTTTCGCTCTCCCTAATATCGGAATGGCGTAAAGTGAATTACTATGCCTTTGAACAGCTTACTTTCTTGCGGATTTTTCCCGAATATCCATTCCTTGAAATCCTCCACCGAAAGGCCGTCATTTTTCGCGAGCGTGTTGATTGGGACAAACGCATCGCCGACTTTTGCCACGATGAAATTGTTCTTGTGGTCGTATCGTATTATTATAGGCTGATAACCTATATTCTCCTTTGTACGTAGGATTTCCACCTGTGGAGAGTTGTACGGCCTGCCCGACCATTGGCGTACCGATAACACATGGTCTCCCCTTTTTATTGCATCCAGTTTTTTTGCCCAAACGGCGAAATTGTCGCGGATTGTGTGTATTTTCCGCTCTGCGGCAATACTTTCCTTGAAGCCCGTCCTTTCCCCTGCGCGACTACTGTTTAGCGGGAAGACGCGAGACATAAGTACGATTATTTTCTTATCCATATCTATTACATTTCTTTCATTACTATCTTTTCTCCTATGTGATGCTTGGTGTAGGTAATGCTGTCAACATAAAACACTCTGACTGCGTACTTGTTCGCCACGTAGAACTTCCACTCTGACGGCACGAGTTGTGGCACGTGAATATGGTGTGGATAAAATACTCTTGGCACGAACGTGGCCTCTTCCACGACGTGCACCTCTTCGTTGTCCATGTGTGCCTTGACGTACTCCTTGTACACGATTATGCCCTTGAAAGGCTTCGGCTCACAGCCGACTAATAGGCACAAAAGACCTATTACTAGAATTATTTTATTCTTCATATTTTATTCGTTTAAATTGTCATTCACTTGGTAATTTGGGTATCTCCATCCACCATTCAGCATCTAACGCCATATCGCAGTCGTCATAGAAATTAGGTTCGTCTTCGTCCTCTCCCCACGCATAGTATGCCATAATGATATCTCCGCCCCTTGCTGCAACAAGGAACGTCGGGCATATCGCATCGCCATTATATTCCTTAGGCAAGTCTCCATCGGCAACTTTGTGCCAAGGATTGACAGGGTGAGCGTCCGCCCATTCAGCCCCAGCCTCGAATGCTGTTGATATGGTGAGGTGCATCTGTGGCAAGTTGGGGATATTGTCTTGGCAATATTTCTTTGCTGCCTTTTCTATTAACTCTTCTCGTGTCATGATTTTCACTTTTTATCAGGTGTTCAATGAGAGCTCTTGTAAATCCGTGTCAGAACATTCAAGAAAGTCCGTTTTAAGATACACTTTAGTATTTTCAGAGAAAGCAGGTCTACTACCATTCCGTACTAAGATGATTATAGATAAAAGGAGCTCAATTAACATAAGACTTTCAGCTTTACTCCCTTTTTTAGAAGTAATAAAAGTGACATGCCCATTTCTATTCTCTGGAAATATATCCTTTAAATAAAACTTTGGTGTTTCAGTGTTTTCAAAATACTCTTTTAAATATTGTATTGTCATTTTATTCTATTTTTTTGTAATTAATTCCATTATATTTTATCGTTTCTCTACATCAAACCACAACACATTCCGCCTTTTTGTATGGGGCGTTGAACCAGCCCGACATTTGTTTCTTTTAGAAAACTTACTGTACATGCACTCTTCGAGCAAAGGCTTACATGTAAGCGTTATGTTGATTTTTTGATTTATCGTTTTTCATTTCGTTTTTTTTATTAACCTAGCTTACAAAGCATATAATTTATAACTGCTCCATATTTTGTGTAATAAGCTTTTGTTTCATGATTATAGTCCCCAATAGTAGTATAGTAAAACTCGCTAACTTGACGATGTACATACCGCATCCACTTGGTTTTCATCGGCGTGTTTTCGAGACATAAATTGCAAGCTTTTTTAATCTTGCGTGGTAGTAAATGTGTCATTTTTCCTTGCTTTTTCTTTTTCGTTCCAATATCTTATAGACAACAGTCTAGTCACCGTTAGTCTTTCTTCAAGAGTGAGCATACGCCCACCGCGATTAGGGATACCCCCATATCTAGACAACTCCAATTTCCCATTTTCGTCATAGAATATCACGGCAGGCAGATTGTCGGGGTCGAAATGCTCCCTTATAACCGCCAACGCCTTAGCCCTGATGCTCATCGGCAGGCAGTAATAGAAAGCAAAAACAAGAGGGTCATCATGTTTATGGACTTTTTTAAAGTCAGCCTTTAAATCCGAAAGCGACCTCTTAATCTCGACTTCGGTAAGAAAGCCTTTCTTATCCACTATCACGAAATCCGCCTCGTATTTAAGCAGCCCCCATGAAAGGTTCGGTATCATGATGTCGCTCCGCTTATTCCACAGGTGGTAATTGCGTAATGCTATCTGTATGTCTTCGACAGTTAATGTTGTGTCCATTGCTGCTATTCTACTAATTCAAAATCATACACCCACACATAGGGGTTACTTTCCCATGTTCCACCCCCTGCAATTCTATCAATAAGTATTGAGAAAGTTTCCTTTGGATACCTTGTACCATAGTCAAGTACATCACCGTAGCCATTAATGTATTTGTAATAATAGTCTTCACGCGTCATTGCATTACCAAACCCCATGTTCATATATCTGAATTTCAACCCCTCACGCAAACAATCCTCGGCAGATATTTCTTGTAGTCGTTCAATGCGCACACTGGTTATTTTAATCTTATGTGGCATCAGTTCGGCCTTGACGAACATCTTATTGGTGTAGCCTGCTGATATGTCAATATTTCCCCCAGCAATATCCCAAGCATCGCACCACCATTCATTTGCCACACAGTTTCCGTCCTTCTCTTCTAATTCGTCATAGATAGCCTTATAACTCTGTGCCACTGCCACTATTTCACCAACCTTGTAAGGCGCATGTTTCATCGTTTCCTCGAAGTTGCCAAGTGGCGTGCCGTCCTTGACAATTCTCCTTGTTTGGGTCTTCTCCCCACGCAAAACTGCTTGCGTGAGGAGAAACTTATCATTGAACATTATCTTTTTCATCTTGTTTATCTTTTGATAGTTTATCCAAATATTCTAATATCCTACTCGCATAGCCCGTGATACAAACTCATACACGAGTATCCTCCCTCTGGTTCGAAAAGGTCAAGTTGTGCATCATTACGGTTCACATATTTGAACACATCCTCTATTGTTGGGTATTCACCATTTGTACAAAATCGTTTCGGGATATAAGTAGGGGGAAAGAACGTAGAGCCGTTTTTAGTCTCGTTCTTCATTTTTTGTTCAGCATCCATCAGCCGCCTTGCCGCCCACACATCTTTCGATATTAGCTGTATCTCACGTTTCCTGCACATAATACACGGGAAACATCCTACACGGGAAAAACCTCGTTCGTACAGAGGATTGGGACGTTGCCCGCTAGCAAGGATGTAATCGATAACCTCTTGTGCAGACCAGTTGAATATGGGGCGCAACACACTTGCATCGTGCGTCTTACACCATTCTAACACTGCTTTCTTGTGGTACAATCCTTTTACTTCGCTATTAAAATACTCCTTGAAATATGAGCATTCCACATCGAGTTTTGCACGCGATGTACTTTCCTTTGCCCTTATTCCTTGAACTATAATAAAACTATCGTCTTGTGATAATATATAGTCTATCATTGGAATGACTTTCAGCTCTGATGTGCAGAACCTTGCCATAGTTGATGGGAAACGACCCTTCCTAATCGCCATGTCGACAAAATCTTTATACTTCTTACTTTTTATAGTTACAAGCTTAACACCAAGTGCGTTTACAACGTTGTCGACATGCTTGTACGTTTCTTCGTGTTCCCATCCAGTATCACAAAACACAGCTGTTATTTTATCTTTGCCGTAATCCCTAACGGCCTTTATGAGGCACGCTTGACTATCCTTTCCGCCACTAAATTGAACTAAAATCTTCATATCATGAGTTTTCTTCGTGAAACTTTTTCAGTGTGTCCTTAACCAATTCAGCAGCCTTTTCGGCTTGTTCTTTGGTTTTAAAATAATTGTAAGATAAGAACTGCTTATCGTCTATACTAACCCTCTCGTCATAGACTGCCGATACATTACAAATAGAGTTAATGTAGTAATAAGCATCTCCCTCCATAACTCTCAATCTAATATCTTCGATTTTCTTTTCTTCTGCATTCCACCGCAGGTTTTGTTCAGCCATCTTATCAAAGAGAAATTGTGTTTCTTCTTCTGTGGCTGGGCGCAGTGCCTCTTTTCCCCAGCGTGCATCATCATTTGAAATTGATAGTCTTTTATCTACATTTAAACCTGCATAATACTTGTGACTTCCGTTTTCATCTTGACCTTTATAGATAAAGGTAGAAGTGTTGTCAGTAATTCCAACGTATGCAAGTATATCCCCATCCTTGAACTCCTTTACCTCCCTCTCAATAGTGATAACACCATCTTTTATTTCGGCCTTACAGCCATCGGGGATGTTAATCTTGTCCCCGCAATTCAAAACTATTTCCATGATTATTCCGTTTCTAATTATTCTCTTTTTTAATGCTTTTATAAAATGTAATGTATTCTTTGTCTGAAAATATAGGTTTATAGCCTTTTCTCTTATACCAATCAGCCGTAAATTTATCTTTTTCCGCAGCCAATGACACTACACTTGCTCCCAGTTTTTGCGCTACTTTCTCTGCTTCTTCAAGCAGCCTATTTCCGTAGCCTCTTCCTCGACACTTTTCTTCGACGCTTAGATTGTATATACAAGCACAAGACCTTATATTTTCATCGATAGATACAGAGCAAATTCCCTCTCCACTACTTGTCATTATCAAAGTGTAGTTTTCTGCGTTGTGGTATATAAATTCTTCTTTCATTTTGTCCTCGCAATTCAAAATTATTTCCATGATTATCAAATTTCCGTGAATTGTCCGTTAATAAGTTTATACCAAGTGTCTTCCTTGATGCGTTCTCCATCTACCTGTTCTGTCTTTACGCAAACAGGTGTCCAGTTCCCGTCCAAACTATCCCATTCAGCAAGCGTTATCCAACTGCCTTTCTTTGCTTTGGCTTGTGAATTGTAGCCAGCCGCCATTACCACTGCGTAGTCTCCTGATGATGCGAGTT